TAACATCACTTCCTTCGGACCTATGCATGGCGCCCCGGTTGGCACAGCGGGGTTACCATTTGGTTACCCAGAACAAGGCGCTGCGTCTGGTTACGCAGGTGCTCCGATTCCAATCTCTCGACCAACGGCTCAAGCCCCAGTAGGCGGCGGTGCATTTGGCGGCGCTCAACCTTATGAAGGGACAGATACAGGTGGGCTCTTCCCTCCTAAAGCTGCGAGTGTTTCTAACCCAGAGTATGATCAGTATGACTTCGGCGGCAAGTTCTTTAACACTGGCAAGTTTGGCAAGAAAGGTAAGAGAAGAATTAAGGAGTTAGGTTACGGTGGCGCGAAGGAGTTCCTAGCAGACAACCCTATGTTTGCAGCTCGTGGACCTCAGTCAACCACTGGCTACACTAGGTAATGACAGATCTAGCTACAACCCAGTCCTTTGCTTATGACTTCTTCAGAGGGCGTAATACTCGAGATGACGAGAATAGTTTGATCTATGGTCAGACACCTTCGGCTCAGAACTTTGAGATAACTAAACAGTTCGGGCTAGCCAAGAAGCTAGGCTGGACTGACAAATTCCCAGAGTATGGGATAGACACTCGACTAGAGAATCATTTTAATTACTCTGATCAAGATGGAACGAACTACTATATAACAGCTAGTTACCCCGAGATGAAGCTTGTGAATTCTGAGAATGGGTTCCATACGGTGATAGACACAACTCTAACTTCCGATGGGGACCCTTTCTTTTTCGAACTTACACATGGTGAGGGGATCTTTGTTGATGGGGTGAATAACCCTAAGCTAATTACCAACGGCGTTGCCGCTGATATACCGTGGCCTCCAACCTTTAACGTGGAGAATAACACCTTGCTTGACGAGTCTAATAACGCGACACAGGCGAACCCTACAACTTTAGGTACGGACATTGGGTACCCTAAGTTTGGTGCGTTCTATCAGAACAGGGCTGTGTTGTCAGGAGATTCCTTGCGTCCTTATCGCCTGTACTTTAGTAAGTTCTTTGACTATGATGACTTTGGTTCAAATAACTCTGGTAATATCAACATTGCTTTCTGGTTAGATTTAGATGCTAGGTCGCCGATAACATCTATACATACAGTTAATAATGAGTATTTAATAGTCCTTTGTGAGCGAGAGATACATGTTGTTACAGGTATTTTCCCTCCAGGCAATGGGTACCCTACTCCTAAGATTCAGATGAAGTGTTTAAACCGGGAGGTTGGATGTCCGCACCATAGACTTGTCGCCCCTAAAGGGGACAATGACATCTTCTTTGTGTCTAACTTTGGTACGGTTTATCACTTCCTAAGTACAGAGAACTTCCAAGACGTCAAGCCGAGAGGGATATCTAGTAAGATCTTCCCTGACTTTGAGTCCGTCACGCTTGAGCAGTTCAAAAGGGGTAGGTTGGTCAACCATTTTATTAAGGGCGAGCTGCACCTGTGGCTCCCGTCAGCGCCTTCTAAATCTTTCCCTGACAAGAAACATGTCTATGACTATGCGGACTCCAATGAGGACGAGGAGTGGGGGTTAGACGTAGGCTTTGGTGATGACTTCCATTTCGTTGACAGCTTTGTTGATAGAGCAACCAATGAGATGTTGATAGTGAGTAGGAATAAGATCTATCAAACTAACTCGGGCTTTGATTATGATGGGGAGCCTATCGACATGTGGTATCAACTTTCTCCGCTAGACTTTGGGAACCTAGATAACAACAAGGATATTAAGAAGATTATAATTTACTACAGTAACCCTAGCGATACAGAAGGGTTGCTTGAGTTCTACCACATGTGGGAGGACGATAGATCTGGGTATGACAGGTTAACGATATCCACTACAGGCCAGTCCCTGTTTGGGTCTGCGGTGTACGGCACGTCTAAGTACTCGTCCTTTGCCGGGCAACCTTTGAAGAGGATAGAGTTCACGCCCACGAATAATATCGGGAAGATCTTGAAATGTAGAGTACGAAGCAATGATGCAGCATCTCCATTTATACACAAAATTGTGTTCCGATATTTGCCAATGGGTAAACAATAAACTATAATTGAGGTATGTCATCACCGTCATACGAAGCTTGGGCGCAACAGAATTTACCGCAGCCATCTACCGGAGGGGCAGTGGGAGGTGGACTACCTTTGGATCAACTAATGGCAGTGGCCGGACCAGCCATGACTTCAATGATGCAACCAGGAGTAGCTCCAACTGCAACGGGGATGTTTACTCCAGAGATGATGCAAGCAGCTCTTGATGACCTGGATCGTTTCGGGGGTGGTTTAGAGTCTTTATATGGTACGGCGAGTTACGGTCCTGGTGGGGCTCAAGTAACGCAAGCTCAGAAGATCCCTGGGCGGGACCTGAAGAAAGAAGCATTTAAGAAATACTTGATCAACAAGGGTGTAGATCCAAGTACAGCTGAACGCAAGGCTAACAACCTTAGGTTCAGAGATAGTAAAGGTTTTCGTAAAGCTATTAAGCGTGGAGAGTTTGAAGGTCTATCAGTAGATGATGGTCGCATTCGTGCGGAACAGCAGTTCACTCCTGGCGGGGTGCAAATGGGTGGTGAGTCGGAAAGATTATTGGACGCTTTAAGATCCCTTGGGATGACAGGGATTGGTGGCATGCAAGGTATGCTCAGTCAAGGTTTTAACCAACAAGGGTTGCTTCCAAGTCAACAGAAAAGTCTTGACGAAATGAAGGCTCGTTATATGGACGAGTTCTCTGATGTTTATAGAGACTCAACTCGATCAGCACTTGGTGAGCTGGTGGGGTCTGGTACATCAAAGAGTTCCTTTGCTCCAGGGTTTATCGCAGACACTGCTGGTAAGGCTCAGTCTAGGTTCTTAACTCAGGCAATGGGTGAACTTGCAGGCAGAGAGGAACAGATGCTCACTGGGCGAGCTGGTCGCCAGGCGCAGGCTTTACGTAATTACCAGTCCGGCATCATGAGCCCAGGAGCGGCAGGGTTATTTACTGACCCTCAGTCGGCTCAAATGGCAGCAACATTACAGCAACAGAACATAGCGAACAGGTTTCAACAACAAGGGCTTAGAACAGCTTTACTTTCTTCCCCTGTAGATGTGATGCCAGGTGCTGGACCTGGTGGAGATGAGGGTGGTTTGAACTTAGGGGGAGCAGCAACTGGTGCTCTCGCAGGCTTTGCAACTGGTGGACCGGTTGGTGCGATTATAGGTGGAGTAGGAGGGTTGTTAGGATAATGTCAAAGAAAATAGATGTATTAGCAAATGTCGCCGGAGCTCAAGGAGCTTTGGACAGACAGTATACACAAGAGAGAAGTTACAACCGAATGAAGGGAATGCTTGGGGGGTTAAGCTCTATAGCTACAGCAAGGAGAAATGCGGGGCGCGCGTCTTATGCTAAGCAGAATCTAGGGCTACAGATCAATGACGTGTTGGCGGCATCGGATGCAGAAGGGTTGAGCGCTCTAGAGAAGCTGGGATTGCAACAGCAAGCAAACAAACTCCAGATGATGAGGGACAATATAGATTACACTAATGTAGACAAGTTACCTGATATGTATGGCAAGTTCTTTGAGAAGCAGCCAGACGTGCTGAAGCTCGCAAATGAGTTGAGGAAGTCAGAGATCGCTGGTAAGTACAGAGTTAAAGCTTCTGAGGCTTACGGTAAGGCTAGAGCACAAGACAACTTTGGTTTGCTCAGTGCGATGAAACAGTTTGATCAAGGGCAGTCCCAGCAGAACATGTTCCAGAATGTCTTCGATAGTATCGGAGGTTTATTTGGTGGGGAAGGCTCTGATCTAGGGTTGCAATATGAAGCTCTGTTAGAGAAACACGGAGATCTTTAATGGCAACCGAACCCTACAAACTTGGGATCTCAGAGTATGCAGACTTAGCTAAAGAGGGAGCCGGAGTAGGTTTCACGGCTGGGATTGCAGATCTTGTACAGGACGTGAGTGGCGGTGCCGCAAGAGGAGCACTGAGTCTTGAAGCTAATATCGAGGCGGCCCTGAAGAGTTTAGGTGAAGATGACGAAGCCTTTGAAGCAGAGAAGGAGAGAGCCCTGCTTCGCAATCTTTTGGCTTTGAAAGCTATGGAGCTTACAAGCCCTGTGCCTGAAGGGTTTTATACGGAGCCTGGGACTAGAGCCGACACGGCTGTGGAGAACTTATTTAAAGAGAAGCCACACCTACAGCAAATGATGGCAGAAGGTGGCACCCCTGCTGAACTAGCTTTTGGAATCCCCTTTGGTTTAGGGAAGTATTCAGCCGTAGCTCCACTCAGTGCAGCCGCGGGGACAGGACTCTTCACGATGATGGGGGTCGGAGCTCTTGAGGGTGGAGCCTTAGGTCTCTTAGAGGGAGCCTCTAGGCAGCTGGACTTAGACCCGACAACCAGGGCAGACGTTGGAGAGATTGGTAAACAGACTGCGATGGGCACGGGGGCTGGTCTAGTTGGTGGAGTCCTTGGCAAGGGGTTGCACATGGGTGCAAGCGTTGGCAAGAGAGTTATAGGGAAAACCCTAGAAGGCGTAGCTCAAAGAGTACAAGCCTCGGGGCAAAGGCGTGTTCAACAAATGCAGAACATGAGCCGTAGAAGGTTCAAGAGTTTAAATGAAGCTAAGGCTGCTGAAGCTGACATGGTACAGGTGGAAGGTAAGCCTGTTTCTGAGAGAGATATACAGGTGTTGAAAGCTAGGAAGCAACAGCTTGATCAGCGTCAACAACTTGCTAGTGAGGCGGCTGAAGCTATTGAGACTCGCAAGCAGGATATCGCTAGTTTAAAAAACAAGCCTGCTGACATAGAAGACGCGGCAATGGCAAGAGAAACTATGGCTAGACTGGACGAGGTTAACGCTCAAATCAAAGGTGTTAGAGGGCAAAAGGCAGAGGTTCAAACTAGATTAGATGAAGCACAGACTCGTATCAAGGAGCTGAAAGAGACTGTCGCGACTCGCAGGGAAGAGGTTAAGGAGCTGAAGGTAGCTAAGACTAAGGCTCAGAAAGAAGTCAAGAGGCTGAAGGGTATTAAGTCTAAGCGTAATGCCAAGCAGAGACCTGAGCAGATTAAAGCTTTGGAGAAAGAGCTTCAATCTCTAGACGGCAAGATTAGATCTAAAGAGGAGAGCTTAGTTAAACGTCAAGCTGAGTCTGTGGAGTGGGAGAAGGACGCTTCAATGGCACAAGAGTCGTTAAGCCAACTAGACAATACCACTCGCCAGTTAGAGATGAGGCACAAGAATACTCTTGATGCTTTAGATGAGTCCCTTGGCATTAAGCAGAAAGAGCAGGCGATGGAGCAGATGACCGAAGAGGTTGATACTCTGCAGAAGTATATTGACAACTCCAAAGAGAACTTGCCAATGACTGAGACTGAGAGGGAGATTATTGAGAATGTCCGTGGTCTCAGGGATGCGGACCCTGAGCAGTACAAGGCTGTCGTTAAGACGGTTGAAGAAGATGTTGAGCTGCGGAAGCTTCAAGCTCAGAAGAAGGAGAAGCCAGGTAAATTTCAAAAGGAAGCAATGGTTCAAAAAGAATTCGAGGGAGCTTCGGCTCAATCGTTTCTCGGGAAGATGGTAGAAAAAGGAATGACTGTCTACCGGGCTGGGTCTGATGCCGTGACCTTCTTGAAGAAGATTGGGGCGGAAGACATTGCCAATGACTATAACGCGGCAATGAACACCCCAGCCATCACGAGTCGCCTGTACAAGCAAAAAGTTGAAGATCTAACGGGGCTGAGCTTTAAGCAGTTCAGGCAAGTCTACAAGAAGCTAGACAAAAAAGCCTTGCAAAACGGGGAGTGGGACGGCTTTACTGACCTGGAAAGGAGAGTTGCTCTAGCAAATGAGGAGGTGCTTGGAGAGATTCATACTTCGTTAAGGGCAGCGGGAGTAGATGTACCTGATCGCATTCAAAACTATGCTCCACGTAAAAGAGTTCGCCCAGACAAGTATCTTAAAGAGCTGGAGAAGGAGGGGATCATCACTCGTGAAGAGCGAGAGTCTTACCTGCAACAGGTGCTAGATCAACTAGAGACTTCCGTCGAAACTGAAGACAGTATCATGCAAAGAGTTGTTGGTGAAA